AAATGGACACTCTGTAGACGAACCAAAAAATGGTAATGGTAATGGCAATGGTAATGGCAATGGTGGTAATGGGAATGGGAGTGGCAATGGTGGATCCTCCTCGGGAATAAGTGAGGAAGGTCTCCGCGATTGGTTTGGTAAGTCTAAGTCAAAAGATGGTAAGAAAGGTTGGGTACAAGTTGTATCTGGTAAACCTTGTGCTCGTCAACCAGGACAGAAGTCAACACCAAAATGTGTGTCTTCTGCAAAAAGAGCAAGTATGAGTAAGTCTGAAAGACAGTCTGCTCAAAGAAGAAAAAGATCTGCAGATCCAGGTCAACCACAAAAGACCGGTGCAGCAAAACCAACTTACGTTTCAACTGATAAACCCAAAATGAAATCCGTAAAAGAAGCAACAGAGTTTGTTACTCTACCTTTGAATATTGAAATCCCTAATAATATAAGAGATTTCAACTTAGGTTTGATGTTTCGTGAAAGTTTAGACGTAAATAGTGGAATGCTCTTCATCTTTGATGAAGTTGCAGAACAGTCATTTCACATGACTGAAACAAGAATTCCTCTTGATATTGCTTTTATCAGAGCGAATGGCATAATTGAAAGTATTAAAGAATTAGAACCTTACGATAAAAATCCAGTTGCTTCAGATGGAGAAGTTATCTGTGCATTGGAAGTAAATCGTGGATGGTTCGCAGAGAATAATGTAGAAGTGGGTGATGAGATTGAAATTGAAGAAGGCAAGAAAGATGCTTGCTATCACAAAGTCAAGTCACGTTATTCAGTTTGGCCAAGTGCATATGCGTCAGGAGCACTAGTCAAGTGTAGAAAAGTTGGCGCTGCCAACTGGGGGAACAAAACCAAGAAAGAAGAATTTGAAAATTGGAAAGATAACTACAGACCTCTTGAAATAGAAACGGAAGATCTTATCACACCAGATCCACTGAGACCAACTAAAGGAATTGGTAGTGCGATGCTTGATGAAGCAGGTAAGAAATGCTGGAAGGGTTACAAAAAAGCAGGGACTCAGAAACTCTTTGGTAAAACTTATAACCGTTGTGTAAAAGCAGGTGATGAGGTTGTACATGATGGTGAGCAGATTGATGAGAAGAAAGGATGTATGCACAATCACAAAGGCGAAGAGTGCCCTGTGCATGGTATGAAAGAATGTCCTGGTCCTGTTGAAGAGGCAGTAAGAATGCCTGCAAGAACTGGGCAAATTATCAATGCTATCTTTAGATTTAGAAGTTCTTCTATTATGTTAAAGATGTTCTTCCCACAAACATCTAAACCAACGAAATCTGATGTCCAAGATCAGGTATCAAAGGTTTATCCTGGCGCGAAACTATTAACGTACACAGTTTCCGAGTATGAACCAGGACAACCAGTCCTCCAAGTCGCGGAAGGAGCAGCCTGGACAAAAAAGTCCGGTAAGTCCTCCTCAGGCGGGCTTAACGAAAAAGGAAGGAAGTCTTACGAAAGAGAAAATCCAGGATCTGACCTCAAGGCACCAAGCAAGAAGGTTGGAAATCCCCGTAGGAAATCCTTCTGCGCTAGAATGAAAGGGATGAAGAAGAAATTGACCTCTTCTAAAACTGCTAATGATCCAGATAGCAGAATCAATAAATCTCTTAGAAAGTGGAATTGCTGAGTGACTTATGTCTGATAATGGTGTATATCTTGGTAATCCCAATCTAAAGAAAACTAATGTCCAAGTTGAATGGACAGAAGAACGGGTCCGTGAATTTTTAAGGTGTAAGGAAGATCCTGTATACTTTGCAAATAACTATGTTAAAATTATTTCTCTTGATGAGGGTTTAACTCAATTCCATCCATATCATTTTCAAGAGAAGTTAATTAATAACTTTCACAATAACAGATTTAATATCTGTAAGATGCCACGTCAGACTGGTAAGTCTACTACTGTGGTATCGTATCTTTTGCATTATGCAGTTTTCAACGATAGTGTTAATATTGGTATCTTGGCAAACAAGGCAGCAACCGCAAGGGAACTTCTTGGAAGATTACAAACTGCATATGAAAACTTACCTAAATGGATGCAGCAGGGTATTATAGCATGGAACAAAGGATCTCTGGAGTTAGAAAATGGCAGTAAAATTTTGGCAGCATCTACGTCTGCAAGTGCTGTCCGAGGTATGTCGTTCAACATCCTCTTTCTCGACGAGTTCGCATTCGTCCCGAACCACGTTGCTGACTCGTTCTTTGCCTCTGTTTATCCTACTATTACTTCTGGTCAAAACACCAAGGTAATTATTGTATCAACGCCTCACGGTATGAATCACTTCTACCGTCTATGGCACGATGCAGAGAGAGGGAAGAATGATTATGTTCCTACAGATGTTCATTGGTCAGAAGTTCCAGGTAGAGATGAGAAGTGGAAAAAAACCACCATCAAGAATACATCAGAAGCACAGTTCAAAGTTGAGTTTGAATGTGAGTTCCTTGGATCCGTTGATACTTTAATTGCTCCAAGCAAGTTGAGGACAATGGTCTATGACAATCCATTGCAAAGAAATGCTGGATTGGATGTTTACGAACCACCGCAGGAAAAAAATGATTATGTGATGACTGTTGACGTAGCAAGGGGAGTTGGTGAGGATTACTCGGCTTTCGTTGTTGTAGATATAACGTCTTTCCCACATAAAGTTGTATGTAAGTATAGAAATAATGATATCAAACCGATGTTGTTCCCCAACGTCATCTATGAAGTAGCAAAAAATTATAATAGTGCATTCATTTTATGTGAGGTAAATGATATTGGAGATCAAGTTGCAAGTATTCTTCAGTATGATCTTGAGTATCAAAACTTGTTGATGTGTTCGATGCGTGGTAGAGCAGGGCAGATTGTTGGTCAAGGTTTTTCTGGTAAGAAAACACAACTTGGCGTTAAGATGTCCAAGACTGTCAAGAAGGTCGGATCACTTAATCTCAAGACAATGATTGAAGAAGATAAACTTATCTTCAATGACTATGAGATTATTTCAGAACTGACTACTTTTATTTCAAAGCATAATTCCTTTGAAGCAGAAGAGGGATGCAATGATGACTTGGCAATGTGTCTAGTCATCTATGCTTGGTTAGTTCAGATGGACTACTTCAAGGAGTTGACGGATCAGGATGTAAGAAAGAGATTATATGAAGAGCAGAAAAATCAAATTGAACAAGATATGGCACCATTTGGTTTTATGTCTGATGGATTAGATGACGCAAGTTTTGTTGATACTGACGGGGATAGATGGTTTAGCGCGAATATAGATGAATATGGCGACCGTTCTTATATGTGGGAATATCAATAATGGATTTAGATGGTCAAATAAAACTTGGTCATCTACTTTTGCAGGATAGGAAATGTAGATCTTGTGGAGAAATAAAAAATTTATTAGAATCTTTTTACAGAACAAGAAAAGATAGAGGAGCAGTTGCCTCTTCATACTCATATGAATGTAAAGAGTGTTGTAAAAAGAGAGTAAAAAAATCTTCAGTCAAGTGGGAATATCCAGATTGGTAGTTCACGTCGTAATTCCCCACTGAAAGTGTAGCAAATTCTAAATACTTTCAGATAAACTGAGATCACGGAGAATCAAAACATGGCGACTCCTCAATTATCTCCTGGCGTAAGAGTCAGAGAGGTTGACTTAACAGTAGGAAGAGCTGAGAATGTACTGGACAACATCGGCGCTATTGCTGGACCCTTTCCACTTGGACCTGTCGATGACCCTATTGACGTAGCTACTGAACAAGACCTTATTGGTGTCTTTGGAAAACCACTTTCAACCGATACTCAGTATGAGTATTGGATGAGTGCATCCTCCTACCTCACGTATGGTGGTGTTCTTAAAGTAGTAAGAACTGATGGAGACAACCTGGTTAACGCAAACGCAGGTGTCGGCATTGCTTCCACCACGACGTTAAAAATTAAAAATTACGACGACTACATTAATAACTACTCTGACGCAACCAATTATAACTTTGCTGCTAAGTATCCAGGTTCCTGGGGAAATGGTTTAAAGGTTTGTTTGATTGACGACCTTGCTGACCAAAGAATCGGCATCGGAACAACTGGTCTTATTCAGGCAGGTGTTACAGTTGGTGCTGGTATCACTCAGAGTTTAGACAACGTTGCAGTTGCTGGACTCGGAACTACTACTGGTTTTACAGGATACCTCAAGGGAATTATTACCGGAATCAGTACTGACCTTAATGGTGGAGCAAGTACGATTGATGTTAAAGTCATCTCTCGTGTAGAAACCGTTGGTAGTGGTGCTACAGAAACTAGAATTGGGTACTCTGAAGGCTCTACCACCAATGCATTTGGTGCTGACCGTGCAGTTAACTTTGTTAATACTGCTGGTGTTAACACAACTGGATTAAATCAAGGATTATACACACCAACATCTGTTGTTGATTGGTATGATCAGCAGACTGTAGGTTTAACCAACAGTACGTTATTCTGGAAGTCTATTGCACCAAAACCAGTATCAAACGTTTATTCTAATGCAAGAAATGGTAGAGGAGATGCTCTCCATATCGCAGTATTTGATGACGATGGAACCGTAACTGGAATCCAGGGCAATATTCTTGAGAAGCACGTAGGTCTTTCTAAGGCGATTGACGCTGTTTCAAGCGTTAATTCTCCACAAAAAATCTGGTATCAAGATTTCCTCGCAGATTTCTCAGATAATCTGTTTGCTGCTGGAAATCCATCGAGTGCATCTGATGCACATCACGGCACTGATCCAAGAGCAGTTGGATTTAGTTCTATCTCTGGAACCAAGTCTCTTGCCTTTACTCCTATCACCACTGCTGGTGGACTTTGGGGACAAAGCGCACAAGACGTTACCTTCAATGCAATCGGTCCTGTTACTTACACCTTAGGTGGTGGTAAAGATTATACTGGAGGAATTCCTGCACCAGGAAACAATGGTGGAATGACAACTTCGCTGTCAAACATCCAAAACTCCTATCAACTCTTTGAAAACAAAGATGAGATTGCAGTTGACTACCTGATTATGGGTCCAGGATGCAGCACTGAACCAGAGTCTCAGGCAAAAGCAAACTATCTAATCTCCCTCGCAGAAGGAAGAAAGGATTGTATGGCGGTTATCGGACCACACAGAACAAACTTGGTTAATGTAACCAATACGACCACACAAACTAATAACTTAATCAATTACTACTCCGTATTGAATTCTTCTTCATACGCGGTATTTGACACTGGTTATAAGTTTACGTATGATCGCTTCAATAACAAGTTCCGTTATATTCCAACCAACGCTGACGTTGCTGGATTGATGACCAGAACTGCAATTGAAGCATATCCTTGGTTCTCCCCTGCTGGTGAGCAACGCGGTATCATTAACAATGCTATCAAACTTGCATACAACCCAACCAAAGCACAGAGAGACAAACTTTATCCCGCTAGAATCAACTCCATCATCACAAAACCTGGTGTAGGAACGCTTCTCTTTGGTGATAAGACTGGACTCTCTTTCAATTCTGCTTTTGATCGGATTAACGTTCGTCGTCTCTTCCTCACGGTTGAGCAAGCACTTGAAAGAGCAGCAGAAGCACAACTCTTTGAACTCAATGATGAGTTAACAAGAGCA